GGTCCGCGACTCGCGAGATTCACAGATATTTGGGACCGTTGGATCAGCTTTCGATTCTTGGGATTTTCGGCACAATTCACGCGGGAGCCACGCATGGGTGACTGCAGCTGGCAGTGGGCGGTGACGTTGATCGGCAGCGGCGCGCTGATTGACTGGCTGATCTGGCGCTGGGTGACCCGCGAGGACGGCGAGCCGTGAGGATGATCGCCAGCGCTCGCGAGGTGCTCGCCATCATCCGCGCGCAGACCGACCGCATAGGCGTGGCGTTCAGCGCGGGCAAGGATTCGCACGTCGTGCTCGATCTCGTCTGCCGGCAGTTCACCAGGGTCGACGCGTTTTACCTGTGGCGCGTGCCCGAGCTCGAAGTGATCCGCAGGCTGTGTGCGCGCGTCGAGAAGCGCTACGGCATTGGCGTGCGCATGTACCCGCACTTCGACCTGTCGCGCGTCTTCAAGCATGCCGTGTTGCAGCCGCACTGGGGCGGGCTCGACCGCGTGCCGCGCGTTGACATGGCAGACGTGGAGGCGCGCTTCCGCGCGGAGACCGGGGTCGAGTGGATCGCGTACGGCTGGCGTCGCAACGATTCGCGCAGCCGCGCGTTGATCATCAGTCAGACCGCACGGATGGACTGGAAGGCGCGCCGCGTGTACCCGATCGGGCACTGGCGTCGGCAGGATGTGCTCAACTACCTGCGCGCGAATGGCATCACGCGACCGCCGACATTCGGGCGCCGCGAGCAGGGTGGCGTAGACTTTCATCCCGCCACGCTCAACTACTTGCTGCAGAGATTCCCCGACGACTACGCCAAGCTCGTGGAGATGTACCCGTATGCCGAAGCCTACCGACTATCAGCCGATCTGCGTGGAACTCGTGAAGCGCGCGGCGATCAAGCCGCACCCGCGCAACCCCAGGCAAATGAGCGAGGTGGCGCGCAAGAAACTGGGGCGCGGACTCGACCGCTTCGGGTTGCTGGAGCCGATCATCGCAAACCGAAGAACGGGGCACGTGCTCGGCGGTCACCAGCGTCTCGCGTGGCTTGACGAGCGCAACGGCGGGCCGGGCGCGGCCTACGATCTGCAGGTCTCCTGGGTCGACATCGACGCCAAGCAAGAGGCTGCCGTCATCGTGCTGCTCAACAACGAGACAGCACAGGGGGAGTTCGACGTCGACACGCTGCGCGATCTCCTCGTGAGTGGTGAACTGGAGAGCGCGCACGCCGAGCTCGACGCCATCACCATCGAGAACTTGTTTCCCGACGACGACGAGATCGGCAAGCTGTTCGCCAACGTGCCGGAGACAATCGAGGGCGTGGTCGCGCAGATGCAGGACACCAAGCAGCGCGGGGCGACGCGACGCGCGGAGAATGCTGGCGTGCAGGCGCGCAACGACACGGAGACCTACCTCGTCGTGGTCTTCGCGACGCGCGCCGAGAAGGAAGCGTTTCTCGCGCGCGCCGGGTTGAGCGTGCGCGAGCGCTACATCACGGTTGACACGCTAGCCGCAGGAGCCGCTGTGCTTGCCGGGAGCGGCGAGCCGCTCGCTGCGCTGTCGCCCCCTTACGGGCCAGAGGCCGAGCGCGCCGCGCGTGACTATGGGCTCGTCGAGCACTACGACGTCGGCGAGCACGAAGTGGTAGCAGTCGAGGTCAGCCCAGACGCTGTCGCCGTTGCGCACGACGTCGACGAGCCGCGCCGTCGCGAGAAGCGCGCCGCGCGGCAGTGAGTCGAAGTCCGGCGGGTTCATGTCGTGCGCGCGGAGCAGCGCTGAGAACTTTGCGGTAGCCGAGGCGTCGGCGAGATTCTGCGCGGCGTGCAGGTAGATGGGCCCGCGATAACTGGTGGCCCAGGTCCTGTTCTCGATGAACTTGCCGCCGTGCATGATCGCCCACAGCCAGGGCTGGCGAATCGTGATGGCGTGAGTTGGCGTGGTCATTGATTCCCCTCAGTGCGTTGTGAGACTTGCAGCAGGGCGAGCCATACCGTCTCGGGCACGGCGAGCGCCCCGCTGCAGTAGCGCCGCATCTTGCGCTCGTCGATCTCCAGGCGACGCGCGGCTCCGCGCTGCGTGAGTGCGCAGCGCATGAGCAACGCGCGGAGATCGTCAGCCGTGTGCATGGTCGTTGAGTCGCGCCTTCTCGACGAGGTGGTAATTGTAGTCGAGATGTGCGGCGAGACTGTCGGGCAGGATGATGCCACCCCACTCGGCGATCTGCTTGTCGACTTCGGCGCGCGTGTACACGCTGGCCCAGAGTCGCGCGAGGCGCGACGAGTTGAGCGCAATACGGCACTGCATTTCGTCGAGCGCGTCGGGTAGCGGGTAGTACGTGCCGAACAGCGGGCCGATGAGTGAAGCATAGCGTTGCTTAGGCATGTGATGATCCTCGTGTGTTGATGATGGCGTAGCACTCGAAGACGAGACCGCCGCCCTTGGCGTGCGCGAAGGTTTCGCCGTTTTCCACGCGTCGCCTGCCGCCTGCGCGCATGATGATCTCCAGCTCGTCGCGCCACTCGCGAGCGCTGAGCTCGCGCTCACTGTGCACGCGGTAGTCAAACCCTTTTATTTTCATCGCGACACCTTCTCGTTGTAGAAGCGGACCATGACTGCGTGCAGCGCGACGTCGGAATCGAACTCCGGCCACGGCTTCCCGCCGATGATGTAATCGCGGTGCTCTTCCATCCACTCGGGGACGAAGTCCCAGTCGAAGGAGTACGGATACTGCTCGCCGACAACGAGCCACGCCTCCTCGATGCGCTCAGCGCATGCAGCGACGCAGCTGCGCAGACTCGCCATGCCGTGCGCGACCTGATAGCTCTGCCAGTCGTTGCGCGGGCGCGTGCTCGCGAGAAAGTGAATGGTGCGGTCGTTGAACTGTTCGAGCACGTACTCCCACGCACACATCGCCGTGTGCATGTGCTCAATCGTGTAGTCATGGTTTGCGCTCATTGTCTGCATCCTCGCGTGCCAGTTCGTAGCGTCGTGCAGTGCGACGCCCGGCTGCCGCGACGGTGTGGAAACCACCAGCCGTCGCAGTGGCACAGGCGCATGCGGTTGCGTGCCTTGCGCGTCATGACGGCCCCCAGGGATCATCATCGGGGTCGGGCTGCACGCGTGCCTTGCCGCACTCGCAAGTCGGGAGTGGTGCTGGCGGCTCAGCGTCAGCGTCTACGCACACATCGCCCTGCCAGCCGCAGCGCGGGCAGAATGCGGAGATGTCGATGTACGAGTTCATGACACGCCTCCTATGTCAGCAATGACGTCGGCGAGCACAGCGCCTTGGGAATCGACGAGCGCCTCCAGTCGTCTGATCTGTGCGCTGAGTTTTTTGATGGCGGTCTCCGAGCGCTTGCGCTTCGTCTTCCATCGCGCGAGTAGCGCGCGCTTGTGGACGAGCGCCTTGGCGCGCGACTCGCTGCGCGTGGGCTTCTTGAAAGGTGCTCGCTTGAGCGAGCCCGCGATCCACCCCTTGCTCAGCGCGTAGCATTTAAACTCGCGTTCCAATGCCTCGCGCTGCGCGTCAATCGGTCTTGTACGGTGGCGGCGGTGAAGAATTGTCCACGCGACGTCGTAGAAGAGACGACCCCAGCCATTGGGATTGCCTCGCGTGTCATGCGTGCTCAGCCACACGCGGCGCACTTTGTTGAGGCGCACATCTTCGAGCATTGCGGGGAAGCCGCGCTTGCGACCATAGCGGGAGTACAGCTTGCGCGCGGCGCGCTCGGCTTCTGCAAAGCCGAGCGGCGGGTACTCGACGAGAGCACGCGCGGCGACTTCGACGAACAGGTTGTATTTCATGAGTCGATCCTCACGGTCTCGCCCCACGGCGCGACGCAGTCGGTTGTCATGACCCACAGCGTCGGCACGTCGCTAGGGACTTCAGGGTAGGTCCCGCAGCCATCGGTCAAGTACACGATGCACGCGGGTTGAAGCTGCTCGGCGTCGACGTGCGCGAAGACCGGACAGAAGTCTGTCCCGCCACCGCCTGACGCGTGCATCTCGACTGGCTCGCCTCGCGCGAACGTGTCGACGCGTTGCACCTCGGCGTCGCAGTAGACGACGTGCACAGACTCGGGCGCGCACTCGTCGACGATAGATGTGATTTCAGCGTGGAACGCGCTCAGCACGGTCTCGCCGATGGACCCGCTCGTGTCGACGGCGACGACGAGCGCAGGCATCGCATCGGAGCGAAGCTCTGGCAGGTACAGACCGCTCGCAAGGTAGCGACGATTCGGCATCTTCCACGAGTAGTCGGCGCTCGCACACTGCTGCACGAACCGGCGCAGCAGCGCCCGCCAGTCGACACGTGGGCGCGTCATCTCGCCGACTGCGCGGGCCATTGACGCGGGCAGGCGTCCCATCATGCGAGCAACGCTCATCGCTTGGCTGACTGCGACCTGCCAATCAGCTGCGTCTGCTGCGACGTCGTCGCCAGGCGCGTCCAGCACGGCCCCCGGCGTGTCCCTGACGTCTGACCCTGACCCGCCTTTGTCGTCTGGCTCAGGCTGCGGTAGCCGGTCGTATATCTGCTCGGCGCTGAGCCCAGCGTATTGCGGGTCATTCAATCCGTCGGCGGGTATTGCGAACCCCGCCTCAGTCAACACCGGATTGATTGCGTAGTCAGCGGCGTCGTTCCAGCGCTTCGCATCGCGGTGCAGGCGACGCGCGTGGTGCTGCATCGCGGGATGCATCACCTCGTGCGCGAGCAGTGCGACCAGCTCTTGATCGTTAAGCGTGTCGACGAAGGCGGGCGCGTAGAAAATCGCGCGCCCGTCTGTCGCCATGGTGTTGGTCACGCTGTCAGTTTCAGTAAGCGTTAAGCGCAGTGCGAGCGCGCCGAAGAATGGATGGTCGAGAACAAGCGCTGTGCGCGCAGCGCTCAAGCGTTTGAGATGTGCGCTCACGCGTCACCTCCTTCGCTCGGCGTCATGAAGACCGACATGGCGTCGTGAATCTCCTGTGCTCGCTTGGCGACCGCCGTGCGAACGGTCGGCGACTGTCGCAGCTGGTCGACGTCGACCCCGGCGATCATCGCTTCGGCACGCTTACGCAAGTCTTCGAGCACGGCATCGCCTGTCAGGTTGAGGCCGGGGAGAATCGAGCACAGCTCGCCCAGCCCGGAGATCAGCGAGTCACGAAATATGCCCTTGGGGTCGCCCAGACGCTCGACCATTCTGGCGATGTGCGCGTAGAGGCGCTCATAAGGCTCGCGCATCGCTATCGCTGTCGTCTTCTGGAGCTCGTCGTCGATGTTTTTCTTGATCTCGTCGGTGACGTCTGCGGCTAGGCTCACACGAAAGTCTTGTGAGTTTGGCAGCGGCATGATGGACAGGTCGATCCCGAACTTCGCCTCGATGCGGCGCGGGTAGTCGGTGTCATTGAACAGACCGTTGAGTTCCTTGCGCGCTGACTCGCGGAGTCTCGGGTACTCAGCGAGGAACGCCTTGACTGCGACGTCAAACGACGCGCGCAGGTGACGCATCTCTGACGAGTACGTCTCGAACATGGCGGCAGTGAGAATGCGCGCCCCGTCCTGACCCCAGGGTAGAGTCAGCTCGTAGTGGCGGTGGCGCAGCGCGCTGGCAGCTTCTCCGACTGCCTTGAACGCTGGGGCGTCAACGTCGATGGCATGCTTGCGGTAGTGACCAGCGCGGCGCGCGCTCACGGAGTGCGCAGTCGCAACGTCACGCGTCACTTTCTTATCGGTCAACGTAGCCTGCCAGCGACGGATCGTCAGACTGGCGAGCATTGCGCGGTCGCTGAGGTTCATGACGCACCTCCGCCGATGAAGAGCTGACCAAGGGGACCGCTCATCGCGTTGACGTACGCGGGACAGTTGGCGAGCTTCGGGTCGCGCGCTAGCGTTGTCTGCATGCTGACCGCTGCGAACTCAGCTTTGCCCGCTGTCACGAGTCGATCGAGATAACGGCAGTACCGGCCCATTGACGCAACGGCGACGCGCATCCCGAGTGCTGTGGAGAGCGCGTACATGGCGGACGTCTCAGTTGGAATCGGCGCGGTGTCCGGTGCTGTCAACACGACGTCGGGCGAGACCATCTGAGACCAGACGCGCAAGAAGGCAATGAACTCGACCGCTGCGCCTTCGCCTACGGCGCCTTCAATGACAGGCAGCTGCAGCTCGCGCGGCAGATTGAGCGCGAGCACACGCGAGACCGCTGCCCACGTGCGCGGGCTCGGCGAGTTCGTCATGTCGCCTGTCGGCTTGAACTCGGAGAGCAACTGCGGACGGAAACGCAGAAAGGCGATAACCTCAGGTGCGACCCCGGCGGCTGCCGCCCACGACGACCAGTCGTTGAGATCGGGCGCGAGTTCTACCAGAGTTGCAAAGCGGCTCTTGACTGGCTCAAGGATGCCGCTGACCCCGGCGCGATCGCTGCGACGGTTTGTCGCTGCGATGAACACCACGTTAGAAGAGACGCTGTGCCCGTTCACGCGACGCGCTAGGATGAGTTGCATCGCGGCGGCTTGCACGGCTGGCGTAGCCTGCCCGAGATCGTCAAGGAAGCACGCGGTCAGCTTATCGGCGTTGATGAGCGTCTGGAGTTCGCCGAAGGGGAGAAAATTCGCCTCGCCTTTCGTGACCCACGGCAGCCCTTTGAAGTCTGTCGGATCGCTGACGACGGGATGCATGATGACGACGTCGGCACCGGCATCGCGGCACGCTTGCGTGACGATGTCAGACTTGCCGACGCCGGGAGGCCCGGACACGAGCACGGGCTCGCGAGCGGGAATGGTGAGCGCGAGAAGCGCGCGGAGCTGAGACGGTTTGATCGTGTGCATGTGACCCTCGTGTTGACTGGGTGGCCCCTCGCGCTTTTGCGCGGGGTGTGTCTTAGACACGCTTGACATTATCTAGGAATGCGCGTTCAGGAGCAACGTCAGGTTGCATCTATATCGCCTGACACCTCAATCACTTAGGCGGCAGTCCGCAGGAATACAGCTGAAATGGCCGAAGTTGACGTGAATCAGGTCGCGACAGCGCTCAACCTGACGCCGCGACGCGTGAACCAACTCGTCACGAACGACGGCATGCCGCAAGTCGCGCGCGGCGTTTACGATCTCGGGAAATGCATGCACTGGTATATCCGCTACCTGCAGACCGCACTACAGCGGCGCAGCGTGACGGATGGCGACGGCGTCACATCGCTGACAGCGGAGCGCGTGCGCTCGACACGCGAGAGCGCGGACAAGGCGGCACTGGATAATGCCTTGCGGCGCGGCGAGCTCGTCGAGGTCGCGCGCGTCACTCAGTTGATCAACGAAATTCCACTCGCGATGATCCAGGCGCATCGCACGATCACCAATCGGTGTGCACATGAATTTGCAAGCATCAGCGACGCCAACCGAATCAGGGAAAGATTCGCAGAGGAATTCCACAGCGTCGGCGTCACGCTCTCCGAGCTTGTCGAACGGCTGGCCGAGCGTAGCGACGGCATTGCGCGCGAGCAGGAAGCGGTACGTGGCGGCAGCGCCGCGCACGCCGGACCAGTGGGCAGACCAGAAGAGAATTCTGCCGAAGGGCAGCGCGGAGCCCGGACCGTTTCGGAGTCATCGCACGCCGTACATGACGCAGATCGTGCGGACGGCGACGAGCGGGAAGTATCGGCGCACGGTGGCGGTGATGGGGGCGCAAACGGGAAAGACGGAGGGACTGCTTAACATTCAGGGGCAGCGCCTCGACGACGATCCCGTGCCGATTCTCTACGTAGGGCCGACGCGCTCCATGGTGGAGAAGCTGATCGAGCCCAGGTTCGTGAAAATGGTCAAGGCCGTGCCGACGCTATGGGATCAGCTGGCGCGCGGCAAGGCGTCGAGCAAGACGTACAAGCAGATTTGCGGCGTCACGGTGCGCTTCGGCTGGGCTGGTTCTCCCACGGAACTCGCGAGCCAAGACGCGGCGATCGTCGAGGTAGACGAACTCGACCGCATGAAGTCAACCGTCGGCAAGGAAGGCTCGCCCCTCGACGTTGCCGAGGGCCGACTCGAAAGTTATCCGGATGGCTTCTCCATCGTGACGAGCACGCCGACGGAGGGTCGCGTGGAGACGTACACGGATGACTACGGGCTCGAACGCTGGAAGCCGGGCAGCAGTGACGACGTCATCAGTCCGGTGTGGAGACTTCTTCAGGCGGGCACACGGCATGAGTGGGCGTGGCCGTGCCCAGATTGTCACGAGTACTTCGTGCCACGCCTCAAGCTGCTATTCATTCCGGAGAACGCGAGCTCTCAAGAAGCGAAGCGCGCGGCACGCGTGATATGTCTGCACTGCGGAGTGCACATCGAGAACCGGCAGAAGCAGCGCATGAATGCGCGCGGCGTGTACATCGCACCCGGACAGCACGCAACGCCGGACGGCGTCGTGCTCGGCGAGATCGAGGACAACGACACGGCATCTTTCTGGGTGAGCGGACTGTGCTCGCCGTGGCGAACATTCGGGCAGCGCGCGCAAGCCTATGTCGAGGCGCAGCTGAGCGGCGACGTTGAACGCATCCGGGCGATCGTCAACACACGTTTCGGCGAGCTCTACTCAATGGGACGTGAAGCGCCGACCGTAGAGAACGTGAAGACGTGCTGCGCGCCGTATCGTCTCGGCGAAGTGCCGGACGGCGTGCGCTGGGTCACGGCGTTCGTCGACGTGCAGAAGCGCCGACTGGTCTACGCCGTGCGCGGGTGGGGCGTGAACATGGAATCCTGGCTGCTGGAGAACGACGAGTTAATCGGAGACACAGATCACGACGACGTCTGGGAACAGCTCGAGGAATTGCGCGCGCGCGAGTACTCGGGCAAGCGAATCAAACGCGTCGGCATCGACTCCGGATATCGGCCCGGCGAGAAGTGGCGGCGACCGGACAACGTAATCTATAAATTTTGCCGAAAGCATCGCGGCTGGGCGATCGCGACCAAGGGTCACGAAAAGCAGGCGAAGCCGCTGAACGCTGCCGTCATCGACGTGACGGTCGGCGGGCAGGTCGTGAAGGGAGGACTACAGCTCTGGCATCTCGACGTCGACTTCTTTAAGTCATACGTGCACCAACAGCTGCATGTCGGCGACGCCAAGCAACGACGGTGGCATCTTCCGATAGACGTGAGCGAGGATTACTGTCGACAGATTACCGCCGAGGCGCGTACTGTCACGCGCGGTGGCAGGGTGCAGTGGGAAAGGCTGCGACGTGAGAATCACTACCTCGACTGCGAAGCGGGCAACGTGGCGGTGGCGTATTCGCTCGGTGTGCATCGACAACGCCACAAATCAGCTGTGCAAACGGTGACGACCGCGACAACGCCGCCGCCACCTGCGACGCAGGAAATTGATCCGCCGCCGCGCAGACGCAGTCGCGTGCGGCGTTCTTCGTTCATCAATAGGAGGTAATTGGCATGGGGGTGTTGACGGCTTTCCCCAGGTCGATCATTGCTGGCGACACGGTGCGCGTGACGCGCGAGTACGGCGACTTCTCCGCTCCCACGTGGACGGCGACGCTGTACGGCGAGAGCAGCAAGGGAATATTTGCGAGCACGGCGGCAGCAGACGGCAACGCGCATGCCTTCACACTGACGGCGGCAGAAAGCGGGAGCATCGCCGCAGGCGGATACCTCGTCGTCGTGCGCGTGAGCGACGGCACGGTTGTCGAGAGCGTCGAGAGTTTCTGGCTGCAGGTTCAGGTCAACCCGGCCTCACCTGGGAACCGCGACACGCGCAGTTCAACGCGACAGCTGCTAGAAGCCGTGCAGGCTGCGATCAAGAATCGGGCGACCAGCGATCAGCTCGCCATGTCGATCGAAGGCCGATCGATCCAGCGCACGCCATTGCTTGAGCTGCTCGAATGGGAAACGCGCCTCAAGTCTCTGGTGGCCGCTGAAGACGCGCGCGGCAGTGGGCGCAACATCCGCAACATCAAAGTGAGGTTAGGCCGTGCGTAACTGGTACGAAACCCCGCTCGGACAGACGGCGCTCACACAGCAGACGAAGATTGTGACGGTGCCAGCGCCCAGACGATCGCGCGCCTCCCGCGTGTACAGCAGCGCGCGCTCCTCGCGTCTGCTTCCTGGTGCTGGCGGCTCCAACACTAGCGCGGATGCCGAACTTCTTACCAGCATTCTGAATCTGCGCTCGCGCTCGCGACAGCTGATTCGTGATCAGAGTTATGCGAAACGCGCGCGCGGCCTGGTGGTAAACAACGTCATAGGTCCGGGCATCGGCGTGCAGGCAAAAGTGGGCACGATGCGTGGCCCGCTCAATCAGCGCGTGAACGATGGCATTGAAGCTGCGTGGGCACGGTGGACACGCAAGGATACCTGTCACATCGGCGAATCTCTTACCTTCGCCGACATCGAGCGGCTCGCCATGTTCGAGATTTTCGACGCTGGCGAGGTGATCATCCGCAAACACACGCGCGCCGACGGCCAGCTGACGCTGGAAGTCATCGAGGGCGAGCGCATCGCAGACGACTATCAGGCGCTCAGTCCGCAGTCGCCTGGCTCCACTATTCGTCTTGGTGTCGAGCTCAACGGCTATTACAAGCCGATCGCGTACTGGCTGCGCGAGCGTCACCCAGGCGAGATTCGCTGGGTTGGTCACGACAGCGACCGCGTGTTCCGCGTACCAGCCGAAGAGATTTTCCACCTGCGAATCATCACGCGGTGGCCACAGACGCGCGGCGAGCCGTGGATGCATACGGCGATTCGCCGCCTGCTAGACATCGAGGGATACAGCGAGGCTGAGGCGATTCGCGCGCGTGCCCAGGCGACCCGCATGGGCATCATCGAGACGCCGCAAGACGTCGACGATCTCGACACGCGGACCCAGGAGGAGAAAGACGCCGACGCTAACGGTGACCCGCTGTTTCACATGGAACCTGGCATCATCGGCAAGCTGAGCCCAGGCGAGAAGTGGATCGACAGCGCGCCGAGCGCACCGAATCCACAGCTCGACCCCTTCATGCGCTACATGATTCGTGAGATTTGCGTTGGCATTGGAGTCTCGTACGCTTCTGGATCGGGCGACTACTCGCAGACGAACTATTCCAGCTCTCGACTCGCGCTGCTCGACGACCGCGACGCGTGGCGCGCATTGCAACTCTGGTTCATCCGGAGCTTCCGCGAGGAACTGCACCGTGCGTGGCTGGCAAAAGCCATGCTAGCGCGCAGCATCCCAGAGATTGACAGCCAGCAATACTGGAGTGAGCCGTCGAAGTTCGAGCAAGTGTTGTTCAAGCCGCGCGGCTGGTCGTGGATTGATCCAACCAAGGAAGTCGCAGCGTACAAGGAAGCGATCGCAGGCGGCCTGACGACGGTGACAGATGTAATAGCGCAGACGGCAGCGGGGCGCGACATCGAGGAGATTCTCGACGAGCGCAAGGCGGAGCTGGAGATGATGGACAAACGCGGCCTAGTGTTCGATACGTCGCCCGCCGTGTACATCGCGAAGAACGCGCCCGCTGAAAAGAAGGCGGAGCCCGCGAGCAATGAAGACGACGACGCGAAGGATGACGCGAAGGACGCGAAGACCAGCGATGATGAGAAGCCCGAGCGCTCCGTGATCATCAACAACTATGTGACGCCACCCGATATCAAGATTCCCGTGCGTATCGAGAATCCGATTCGCCTGGAGCCCACCGTGGTTAACGTGCCAGCGTCCATCGTGCACGTAGCCGCGCCAAACGTGACGGTTCAGAACGATGTGAGATCGCCAGACGTGCGCGTTGAAGTCCCGGCGGCGCCCGATGTACACGTGACAATCGAACCGACGCCGATAACGATGCAGCCACCAGCGATTCACGTCGACGTTCAACCAACGCCGATCCGCGTGGCACCCGCTGCAGTCAATGTTGAGGTGTCGCCGACGCCCGTGACCGTCTCGCCAGCGGCAGTGCAAGTCGATGTCGCAGCGCCGACAGTGAACGTGGCCGCACCTGACGTGCGCATAGCACCAGCCGAGGTCACCGTGATCAACGAGCTGCCAGAGTACGAAGTCACTGAGCAAAAACCGGTACGGGATGGCGACGGCAGAATTGAGAAGATCGTCACCACCAAGAAACGCAGCAGGAGACGCTAGTGGCAGTCATTTATCCGACAGCGCTGAGGAACACTCGGATGACCGCAGTGCGCGACGCCATCGACGCGGGAGCTGGCGCGGGCTCGCTGCAGATCGGGACGACAGCAATGGGAGCGGTGCTCGCCACGATCGCGCTGGCTGACCCGTCGGCGTCGATTGCATCAGGTGTGCTCACGCTACTCGGCGTGCCGCTGAGCGTGGCTGCGAGTGGCACGGGGACTGCTGCGGAGGCACGCATCAGGGACAGCAACAGTGCGGACGTCGTCACCGGTCTGACCGTCGGCACCTCTGGAACCAACATTGTGCTCGACTCGGTGAGCATCACCACCGGCCAGACTGTGCGGATCACGGCCGGCACGATCACGCACGGGTAGAACTGGCGTGGCGATTACAACACTCGATGGCTGGATAGCAGCCAACAAGCAGAAGATAGAACTACTCAAGACCACCACGCGCACGACGGTTGCGGCAACGTGGTTCTCGCTGTTCGACATCGCGGGCTCACCCGGTGCCGGCACACTCGCGATCGGCAACACGGCAAACGGTTTGGTTCACACGGATGCCACGGCTGGATATCCGGTCATCACTGCGGCATCGGCTACGAAGTACCTGTCGAGCGTTCAGTCCACCTCCAGCCTGGTGTCGCGTCTCAGGCTGTTCGATAGGCTGTTCGCATGCGGAGCGTATGCGTTCAACGCCAACACCAACCTGGCGTCGCAGCCCTCATACGCCGGGCGCCTGCCGGGCACGGTCTACAACGGTCTGGAAATCTGGGTGGAGCAGGTAACGACGGCGACTGGCAACCAAGCCGTCAACGTGACGTACAACGATCAGGGAGGCGCGTCCAGTTCAACCGGCGCAGTCGGCATCGGCGCCGCACCCACCGTGGGCCGCTGCTGGCAATTGCCGCTCGCCGCAGGCGATACCGGAGTGCAGCAGATCAACAACGTGACGGGCAGCGTCGCCTCTGCTGGCACGTTTAACGTCATGGTGCTCCGTCCCCTATGCGATCTCGTAGTGACCATCGCAGGCTTGGGGGAGACACTCGACTTTCTGAAGACCGGACTGCCGCAGATTTACACGGACTCCGCGCTCTACTTCCTGATCAACGTGCCGTCGGGAACATCTTCAGGACTGCCGGCGCTCTTCATCGACATCGTCGATGGCTAACGTATGGCGGCGCGCAGTCAGGACGCTAGACGCTGGCGCCCTGATCAAGCAACTCAATGGCGGCGTTAAGCAGGACATAGCAGACGACTTTTTCGAGGAGACTGGCGCGGCTGAGGTCAGCGGCACACTCGCTGCGACGGAAGCCCAGGACACCGCTGCTGCCACCGGCACGGTCTGGGTGTCAGGCACGCTGGCGGCGACGGAAGCCGTCGACGTCTGCGCGGCGACCGGGACCGTATGGGTGAGCGGCACACTCGCTGCGACGGAAGCCGTCGACGCGCTCGCCGCTGCTGGTACGGTGTGGGTCAGCGGCACACTCGCTGCGGTGGACACCGCTGACATCGCAGCGATTGCAGGCGGCGTCGCAGTGTCCGGCGCGCTTGATTCGACAGAAAGTGCCGACATAGCAGAGATGACAGGCGACGTTCTGGACGTCGTCGTCGAAGGCGCACTCGATGCGCAAGAAGCGCAGGACTCCGCTGCGCTGATCGGAGCAGTCGACATCTCAGGCAGCCTGGCGGCAGCTGAGCTAGAGGACGCCGCTGAACTCTCGGGGGACGTGGAACTTCCACCGGTCGAGGGCATCCTCGACGCCACCGAAAGTTCAGACACGACGGCAATTCTGGGCGACGACGGCGTATCCGACGTACTTGGTGGCGGACGCTGGGAGCTCCTGATTGAGCGGCCCAAGGTGCGGTTGAGCGTGATTCACGGCACACTCCGCGCGCGCGAATCTGCTGATACCTGCGCCATGAGAGGAGAAACGGACTGGAGTGATGACGACAACGATGTGTTGGAACTTTTGGTCGCATGAGGGCAAGCAATGAGCGACATCAAACTCGACTATGACGTCACGGCGAAAAAGGGAACGCTGACGTTTGCGAACGGCAGACGCATGACCCTGGCGGGCGTGACGCTTGAACAAGCGCAGGCATTCCACAAGCGACACGCGGAGGAATTCGCGAAGCGCGACTGTGTGCTGCACACGGTGGGACCCGCAAAGGAGTCGGCCGATGACTGACGCAGACAACAGGACGCGAGAATTCTCGTTCTCATCCGAGAACCCGGTGGAGCGCTGGTTCGGATTCGAGATTCTCGATCACAAGCCAAGCAGTGTGCGCATGGCATTTCTCACCAGCGGGCGCGCGCCGCTTCTCATCGGACACGATCAGAGAAACATCGTCGGCGTGATCACGAAGGCGAAGATCGACAAGGATAAGTACGGGCGCGCGGTGGCACGCTTCGGACGAAGTGAGCGCGCGGAGGATGCGCTGCGCGATGTCGACGACGGAATTCTCGTCAACACGAGTGTCGGATACAGAATTCACGAACTCGTGCTGGAAAAGCAGAGCGAGTCGGGTGACACTTACCGCGTCACCGACTGGGAGCCGCTGGAGGGAAGCCTCGTCGGCATTCCTGCTGACCCTGAGGTCGGCATGGGCAGGGAAGGTGCCACAGCGACAGGCAACTCAAGTGTAACTGTTTCAATCACGGCGAGATCCGCCGCAACTGGAGAGCGTCAAATGGCTGACGGTGATAACGCCCCGGCGGGCACAAGCGCCGAACTTCCGAATCTCACTGGCGAACAGCTGGAGGCACGACGCAAGTCGGCGATCATCAATCAGTGCCGTGCAGCGCAGCTCGACGAGAGATTCGTCACCAATTTCATCACGCGCGGCATGAGCTCGGAGGACGTCTCCGACGAGATCGTGCGGATCATGGCGGAACGCAGCAAGCTGCAGCCGCAGACGCCCGCGCTGCTCGGCATGACGCGCAACGAGGTCGCTCACTACTCGATCACGCGTGCATTGCGCGCGTCGATGAGTCGCGAGTGGACCAAGGCGGGACTCGAACTCGAAGCCCACAAGGCGATCATGTCGAGAGGCTACACGCCGCGTGGCGAACACGCCTTTTTCGTGCCATACGATGCGCAGGTGGCACCGCAGCGCGGCCTGAGCCTTCGCGACATGACGGTCGCTGGTGTCAGCGGATCGCAATTCCTGGTGAGTACAGACAATCTGTCGGGATCGTTCATCGATCTCTTGCGCAACTCTTCCGTTGCGCTGCGCCTGGGAGCGACGCGACTCAGCGGACTCAAGGGCAACGTCACCATCCCGCGCATGACTGCAGGCGGGAACGTGTTCTGGCTCGCCGACGAGAACACGCAGATCACTGAGAGCCAGCCGACGATCGGTCAGCTCAGCTTGGTGCCGAAGAACGTCGCGGCACTCACGGAGATCAGTCATCAGCTCGTGCAGCAGAGTGACCCGAGCGTCGACGCGCTGGTCATGCGCAGCATCGCTGACGACATTGGCACGGGCATCGACGTGGCGATTCTGCGCGGCACTGGTGCCCCGCAGCCGCAGGGCATCATCGGCACGTCCGGCATCGGTGCAGTCACCGGCACGTCGCTGGCGTATCCCGGCATTCTGGAATTCCAGAGTGACGTTGGAACGGCGAACGGTCTGCGCCTGGGTGGCGCTGCGTATGTCACGACCTTCGTGATCGCAGCGGACATGAAGGCGACGATGATCGCGGCCAACACCTACTCGCCGGTCTGGATCGGCAGGCTGGAGGAAGGCGTCATCGACGGCCAGAACGCAGCGACGGGTTATCCGGCGCTGGCGACCGGCAACCTCGCGAGTGGCTCGATGATCTTCGGCAGCTGGCCGACGATCGTGCTGGCCGAGTGGGGCGTGCTGGAGCTCATGATGAATCCGTTCTCGGACTTCACGCGCGGCCTCACCTCGATTCGTGGCTGGTATACCTGCGACGTCGGTCTCAGGTATCCGGGCGCGTTCTCGGCGTCGACGAACGTAACCTGAGAGATCATCGACAACAACAGCGGGCGGTTGTGAGCCGCCCGCCTTTTCCAAGAGGAGCGCATGACATGAAAGTGAAACTTGTTCGAGGAGTGTTCATCGGCAAGACGCCGAGAGTGAAGGGAGACCTTCTCGACGTGGAGGACCGCTTCGCCCGCGAGCTCGTGGCGATGGGCAAGGCGGAATACGTGGATGAGTCAGCAGCGGTGAGCCGTGGTCCGATGACCACGAAGACCGCCGAAGCGCTGACAGCAGGCGGAGGCAAGTGACATGGGACTCAGCAACGAAGGCGCAACCTATGAGGTGCTGCTCGTAGTCAACGCAGCGGCCAACACTGCGGCTGCCACGAGCGCCGCCGCAATCGACATCACGCCGTACGAAGGCTTTCTGGAAGTCACGCAGACGGTTGGCGTGGTGACAGCGGGCACGATTGATGGCGCGCTGCAGGAGTGCGATGACGCTGGCATGGCGAATCCAGTCGCATTGTCGGGTCAGACGTTCCCGCAGGTCACCACGGCGAACGATCCGCTGACGCAGACGATTCTCGTGCCACTCGGCAGGATCACAAAACCGTTTCTGCGGTACGTCGGGACAATCGCGACTGGGCCAGCGGTTGTCGGCGTGACGTTTCGCGGAAAGAAGAAATACATCTGATGATCGAAAGCGAAGAGGATCGCCTGGGGTATCTAACCGCCTTCGGCAGCGAATGGTCTACAGCCAATGGATCACTCTGGGCGATCTTCGACAATCAACCTGTCGAGCTGCAGTCCGATCTCAACACGTCCAGGGCTGGTGTGCTGCTCACGCAGCCCGTGCTGACGTGCAGGACGTCGGACGTCGTCTCGCGTCGCATCGAGGAGGGCGCGGTGATGTCAAACGCGGCAGGCGAGCGATACACGGTGAAGTACCTTACGCAGGACGGCACGGGCATGTCCCGAATCATAATGCGGAGCTGAGATGGCACTGCAACACGCCCGCGCCCGTATTCGCAAACTGGTCGCCGCCAAGCTCACCGGGCTGGCGTCGACTGGCGACAACGTGTTCCCCTCGCGCTCCTTCCCGCTGACACGGGAGAAGCTGCCGTCCATCAGCGTGTACACGCCAGAGGAAACAGTCACCAGCCTCACCCTGGCGACGCCTGTCAGATTGCATCGCGAGGTGAGCGTATTCATCGAGGTGCACGCACTCCAAGACGCAGAGGTCGAAGACGTGCTCGACACCTGCGCGCTGGAGATAGAGGTCGCGATGTCTCAAGACTTCGTGCTCGACGAGCATCAACTGTCCACGCAATTGCAAGCGACGACAACGCAGACGCTAGACGACGCTGACGTTCCGATAGGCGTCATGCGCATGATCTACCTGATTCCGTACTCGACGACTGAGGCAACACCAGACAAGCTCAACTGAGGAATCGACATGCCACTCTCAAGCTCAATTAAAGTAGTATTCCAGGCGACGGAGTCGTCGGCGATTGACCTCGCCACGCGCGAGTCGGCAACGAACATCGCGCGCGCGCTCGTCTACACCAGCGGCACGGGACTCGGACAAGTCGATCTCTTGTTCAGCGATCAGCGCACGCTCACGGCGAGTGCGACTGAAAACCTCGACTTCAACGGTGCACTGACCGGTGCCTTTGCGGCGGTGAACTTTATCAGGCTGAAGGCGATTCTCGTCGTCGCGTCTGCCGCGAACATCAACAACGTAAACGTGATTCGCCCGGCGGCGAATGGCGTGCCGCTGTTTCTAGCGGCGAGCGATGGACTCGCCGTACGACCCGGCGGCTTCTTCCTGCTCGCGTGCAACGATGCCGTCGGCATCGTCGTAGCCGGTGGTACGGCAGATTTACTCACGTTCACCAACGATGCAGGCAGCACGTCGGTGGTATACGAAGTCGTGCTGCTTGGCACGTCGGCGTAACCTTTCCCAATCTCTACTGAGGAGTGATCCATGGCCTACTATGGGCAAAGCGTTGGAGCAAAACTCTGGATCGGCACGAGCACAGCAACGCCTTTGCCCGCGCCGGGAGCCGATACATTCACAGAAGTCCCACTCGTCGAGATCATCAAGCCGCCGTCGAACGAGACCAGCGTCGGCACGTTCTCCATTCTCAACGACACGGCCAAACGATCAGTTGGCGGCAAGCTCGGCGACCGCCTGGTCGACAGCTCGCTGGCAATAGACTGGACGTTGACGCCGCATCAGAACATCTACAACGACTCAACGGTGGCGGGCGGGCAGAAGCGCAACTGGCGACTGACGTATCCCGACACCAATGCGCGGCAGCTCGACTTCGTCGCCTTCGTATCGAAGTGGGATGAGGAAGCCTTCGACGCCACCGGCGATGCGAAGGAACACGTTGCAGCGTTCACCCTGGCGGTGGACGGCGCGATCACGGTGACACCGTGAGCGGTCAGGAAATCGGCGAGAAGCTCAGGGCGCTGCGCTCTACGGCAGCGCTCGACACGCCGGTCGGCGTCTTGCACCTGCGCGGACTCACCGGGAAGGAGCGCTCGGAATACTTCTCGCAGTTCAAGGCGGCGGGCTTCGACCCGTCGACAGCTGAGCACCGGCTCGTCGCGACATGCTGGTCGAACGAAGACGGTACGCCTGTGTACGCGAACGGTGAGGCACTACTGGTGGTCATGGACTGGGACCCGGAGATCGTCAGCAAGGCATCGGCGCTCGTCCTGCAGAAGTCAGGGCTGAGCAAGGACGCCGCCCAGGAATCCGAAAAAAACTAGACAGCGATCCGGAGCTCGTGCTCTGGCACCGGCTCGCTTTACGGATGGGGGCAACGGTTGATGAGCTGCAGACGCGCATGTCGTCGGCTGAGTTCACGCAGTGGATTGCTTTCACGCAGCGCGAGCCAGTCGGATACGATCAGGACCAATGGGGGGCCTACACGATTTGCGCGACGCTTGCCAACCTAGCCCCGCGCGCGAAAAACACCAAGCTATTAAAGCCGTCTGACTTCATTCCGTTGCGCAAGCGAATCTCTAAACTATCACCGCGTCAGCGCGCAGAGCGCGACGAACTCGACCGCACGAGGAAGAAACCTTAAATGGCTGTTGTCTCCGCTGGCACCGTCACTGTTGACTTCGCAGTCGATGCAGCACGCGCGCGGACTCAGCTCACCCAATTCCAGAACTCACTCAAGAAGGTCGAGTCCGGGTTCAGTCAACTGGGAGCGGCGGCACGCGCACTCGGCGGCATTCTCTCCGTGGGATTCGCCATCAACTTCGTTCGCAATGCTGCACAGCTCGCCGACGAACTCGGAAAGATGTCTGACAAGCTCGGCCTAACAACTGAACGGTTACGCGCATTTCAGGAAGCCGCAGAGGATGCAGGCATATCTCAGGAGGCGCTCAACAAGACGCTGACTGATTCGCAGCGCCGCCTCGGCGAGGCCGCTGCGGGACGCGGGGACGCGCTCAAGTTCATTCAGGAACTCGGCCTCAACATTCGCGAGCTGCAGACACTCTCCCCTGACGAACTCTTTCTCAGGTACAGCGACGCGATCGGACAGCTCAACAGTCGAAGCGCACAGTTCGCCGCCGCCCAGGGACTCTTCGGACGCAGCGCTCAAGAGGCGTTCAACTTGATTCGCGAGGGCAGGCCAGCGATCGAGCAGGCGACGCGTGACGTCGAGGCGCTCGGCCTGGCATTGTCGCGCGTCGAGGTTGCGCAGATAGAGAGCGCGCGGCGTTCAATGGATGATCTCGCCGACTCCGCCACCGTCTTCGGTCAGCGCATCGCCATCGCGGTCGCGCCGTTCATCGACTCGTTTGTGGAGAGCATCAAGGAAGGCGGAAGCAGTGCCGAGGAGCTGCAGAGCACTCTCAACAATCTAGTCATCGCTGGCGTGGCTGTGTTCGCGGCGCTCGCCAACGGTGCGCGAACACTAGAGGCGGCATTCTTCGGACTCGCGGCTGCCAACGCGCGCGTGCTGCAGGCGCTCACCTTCGGTGATGTCAGCGAAGCATTTAAAGCGTCGTTCGAGGAGAACCTAGAGCGCGCCAAGAATGCACTCGACCGGATAGAGAGCATTGCTCAGGCGATCGAGCGCATACAGACGAGCATCTCGAAGTCAAAGGACGCCGCGGAACAGAAGGCGCGAGACGAGATAGGCAAGCAGCAGCAGCTTGCTCTTGACGCGCAGATCGAATCCGCACGCCTGCTCGCCGAGCAGGCTGCAGCTCAGCGCTTGAATGATGAGATCGCGCAGATGCAGTTTGCCTTCGAGGCGAAGCTCGAACTGACGAAGAGTCTTGAGGCGCAGATCACGGACACCATTGCAGAGGAACAGAAGAAGCGCCTCGCGCTCAGCATCGAAGCGGAAACGCAGCGCATGGAGGCGAGTCTAGCCGCTGAGCAAGTCTCCCAGGACGCGCGTGAGAACACGTTCAACTCGGCAATGGGACTGCTGCGAGCACTCGCCGTGCGCAGCAAGACGGCGGCTATCGCGCTCATCGCAATCAATCGCGGCCAGCAGGTTGCGCAGGCAATCATGTATGCGCTCGCTGGCGCGAACCTGCAGCTGACGACTGGCGATCCCTACACCGCTGTGGCACGCGCTGCAGCAGTGAAGGCGTGGGGGTTTGCGAACGCCGCACTGATCGCCGCCACCGGCTTTCAGGAGGCGCGCAACGTAACGTCAGGCGCGGGCGGCGGGCTGCCGCTCGGCAGTCCGCACAATCCAATCTTCACGCAGAGCGGCGATCAGCCAGCCTTCGGCGCAACGTCTCAGCGCGCCGTGCAAGTCATCATCTCGGGCAACGTAGGCTGGGACCAGCGCATCATCGACGAGTTGCTCGCCGCCATACGTGAAGCGACAGACGATCGCGACGTGATCATTTTTGGACCCAACAGTCTGCAGGCGCAGCAGACGGTGACGACGCGCTAATGGCAACCATTCAATACGTCGCAAAACGCGGGCTAGCCCAGGGCCACGTGATGAACGAGTTGTACGCGCTCGACATCGACATCGTCGACGATGGCACGGAGCGCAGCACCAAGGTGGAGAAGGACGTCGTACAGGCGAACGGTGGCGCCATGGAAGTGCTCTACCACCGTCGCGACGTCACGTGGCAGCTTGTCTTCGCGCCCGTGCGCGGCAAAGACATGCCAGTCTTGCGTGAGTTTCTCGAATCCACGGATGGCGGTGAGAGTTTCAACGTCGACATTTACGGGCAGTTTGCTCAGGCCATCGCGGTGAAACGCATAGACACGAGCTACACGGAGACGCCATTCATGCGCGTCGGCAGTGCTGCGCTCGATCTCTTCCAAGTGCGCATCACGGTGATCGAACTAACATGAGAATCGATCCAGGACAGTTCGCCGTACTGAATCAGGCGGCGTCGAAGTCTCCGCGCTTCGTGCTGTCCATCGAGTACGAGACGGAATCACTTTATCTGACGAGCCACACGGGGATCACGTCCGTGCCGGGCATCGTCATCGATGGCGTGCTGCAGGAGCCCGACGCGATTTCGCAGCGCATCAGACCAGACGAGGGACGATCGGAGATTGGCACGCTTACGTTCGCGGTGATCGACAAGGACAGCGCGTTCACCAACTACGTCCGCAACAACCTGCAGACCGACAACGAGGGAGTGCGTCTGCGCACGGCGCGCTTTTTCGTCGGATATGAGGGTCTGGATTTCACAGGCTTCGTGCTATTCCAGACGCAGGTAATAAAGTCGGTGTCCTACGACAAGGGCATCTACCGCGTGTCGTGCAACGACATCACGCGCGAGCAGAAGAAGGATATCTTCGAGCCGAAGACTACGACGCTGCGCGACTCGATCACGGCGACGGCGACAACTGTGCCGGTGTATCTCACCACGGGGTTCTCAACCATCGTTCACGGCACGAGCTGGTCGGATGCTCCGAGTGCGACAGTGCTCTACATTCGCATCGACAAGGAGATCATTCGCGCAACAGGAACGACCTCTGACTCGTTCACGGGATGCACGCGCGGCGCGCTGAACACGAAAGCAGTAGCACACGAGGTCGATCCAGCCGCCGAGGCAGAACGCAGACCGAAGGTTGAGGAGGTAATCTACTTGGAGCTACCAGCGCTGAAGATGGCGTTAGCCGTCATGACCGGCACACTCTACGGCAGCGCGAACGTCCTGCCATCGCATTGGAACTTAGGCATCGACGCCGCTCTGGTGCGCGACGCCGACTTCGCCGCGATGACCGATCTATGGACAACGGCGGACGACGCTGCTGGATTCATTCTCAGGTTTCAAGACCTCAAGAAGATCGACGGGAAGAAATTCCTCGAGTCCGAGATATTCCAACCGACCGGCGTGTATCAAGTCATCTACTCGGATGGCGACATCGGCCTCAAGCGAATGAACCAAGTGCTCTCAGACGCCGCTCATGTCGTCACCATCGATGACGACAGAGTCACAGAGATCGGCGAGCTACAGCACGATCTCGACGGCATGATCAACAACTTCGTGGTCGATTGGAGCTGGGACGGCCAAGAGTTTAAGCGACGCTCGGCCTTCATCGACCAGCAGTCTGTCGGAGCGCACCGCGCGTCGAAGCTCAAGGTGATGTCGTTCAAAGGCGTCCACGGATCACGGCACACAGACAGCGTCATCCGAAAACGTCTAGACGCGTTTCGCGATCGCTACGCCGAGCCGCCAGAGCGCATAACCATTTCAGCGCTGCCGAGCTTCAACCCTATTGAGATAGGCGATATCGTTCTGCTCAGGCTTCTTAGCGTGCGCGACTACGCAGGAAGTCTGACGTTCATTCAGCGAGCCTTCGAGGTGCAGCACACGGCGTGCAACTTTCGCACGGGCAGGGTGACGCTGGAACTCTTCGGCAGCACGGCGCGCGCGAGCGTCGAGTCTCCAACGACGAACACCACAGCGCTGCCAGACGCCTTCTACAATAGTTCAGGCGTCGCACTGTCGACTGTCGTGACGATGATCGGAAACGTGACTCAGCCGGGAACGTTCAACCTGGCTGGCAATGCCGATCTAAACAACAGCGCGGCGATCTACTATCACCTTGGCGATCTTGAGATCGGATCGAGCACGATCCTGACGAGCAACTTAAACGTGCAGCTTCGCGTGCGCGGCTTCGTCACTGTCAACGGCGACATCGATGGCGTGGGAAGGGGTAAGACTGGCGTCGCCGATAACTCCAGCATCAATTCAGCCGTCATGGGGACGCCTGGCTTCCTCGGCAACGCACGCGGCATGGACGGCGTGAAGTGGTGGCCGAGCGTACGCGGGACGCCGTTTCTACTGGAGACGCGGCCCGCACGGCTCACGCAGGGACAGTACGCGAGCTTCCCGTTCCTAGAGCTAAGCGTGGTAGGCAACACGCTCGTCGGTCTGCCCTCCGATTTGCGCGGCACGTCTGGTGGCCCAGGCGAGAAAGTCATCAACGTCACCAACGGTGTCGCCGCGAATGGCGGCACGGGGGCCGACTCTGGTGCCGGCATCGCCATCATTTGCCGTGGTCTATCCTTTGGTGCGAGTGGCTCGATCAACTTGTCTGGCAACTCATCGGCGGCGACGTCTCTGAGCTTCGCGGATTCCTACCCCGGTTCCGGAGGCGCTGGTTGCCCAGGCGGTTTGTTTATAGGGCTCGACGGCGGCGCTCTGTCCCTGCCAGACGTAGGCGGCAGGTTCACGGGAGCAACAGGCACGGTGCCGATTCAAGGCAACCCCATGGGCATGCGTGAACGCCATCAGCCGCAGCAGACGTTTGATCAGCGCCCATACGCGGGCTACCTCGACGAGGCGTACATCAGCGCGCTGGATATGTCGAATGCGGCGCACCGCATTCA